TGGAAATGAAAGATTTCCCTCTCAAAACTAAATAATTGCTAGGTTAGTTTAAAGGGCTAATCTAGCAATATGAACAGACTAGGCAGGGCGTGAGGACGCTGTTAGTTCAATTCTAACTATGTTCAAAACCTATTAATACACTATATGTAGCAGTTGAATTAAGACTAAAATCTCATACAATTTTGTATCTTAATTCAGAAGTCTAAAAAAACGGGTGGGGCTTGGTAACCTCACTCACCATGCAAGGACTGGAGTTTAATCTAAGTTCGATTCTTAGAACTTGCGACATAATATATGTATCCCCTACTAAAAAGACTAAGCTTACCCAAACTTAGTCTTTTATTTTTTTACAGGAGTATTATAATATGAATGATTTAAGAGGAAAGATAATAAAAGAATTAGATGAATTTAATATAGATGCAGATGATGAAGTTTTAGATTATGGAGTTGAATATGTTGAGAGTTTTACAGGAAAAAGTGCTATTAGTGAAGATTCATTGATAAGGGGAGTAGTGCTTATGGCAAATTATATAGTAAATATGGAAAATAAAGAATAGAAAAAGGAATATATTTTAAGAACTCTAACCAGAGTTCTTTTTTATTCCCAAAACAAACAAAAACGAGGTGGTGATGTGGCAAAATATGAATACTGGATAACAAAAGAAGGACTAATTAAGATTGAAGGATGGGCAAGAGATGGGCTTACAGATGAACAGATAGCATTTAATATTGGAATAAATGTTAAGACACTATATGACTGGAAAAAGAAGTATAGTAATATTTGTAATGCCTTAAAAAAGGGAAAAGAAGTAATTGACAGGCAGGTTGAAAATGCTCTATTAAAAAGAGCATTAGGTTATGAATATGATGAGATAACATATGAAGAAGGTCAAGAAACTAAAAGAGTAACTAAACATGTGGTACCAGATACTACAGCACAGATATTCTGGTTGAAAAATAGAAAACCAGCTGAATGGAGGGATAAACAAATAGTAGAATCAACTAATGAAATTACAATAAATAATCCGTTTAAAGAACTATCTACAGAAGAATTAAAAAGGTTGGCAAAATTAGATGACGATGGATAAAAAGTTAATACAGTTAGAAGCGAAGAAAGAACTTGCAAGACGTGAGTTCTTTTATTTTTGCAATTTATTAGCACCAAAATTTTATAAAGAAGATAGAAAGTATTTAGTTGAAACCTGTAATAAGCTTCAAGATTTTTATTATTCAGATGATGAAGTTTTAATTATAAATATGCCACCTAGGCATGGGAAAAGTAGAAGTGCAAGTTTATTCGTAGAATGGATTTTAGGTAAAAATAAAAATGAAAAAATAATGACTGGTAGTTATAATGAGACTCTTTCAACTATGTTTTCAAAGAATGTTAGAAATGCTATTCAAGAAGAAAAAGCCGATATAGACACTATTATCTATAGCGATATATTCCCTAACACAAAAATCAAACATGGTGATGGAGCTATGAATTTATGGTCATTGGAAGGTGGTTATAATAATTATTTGGCAACATCTCCAAGTGGCACAGCAACAGGATTTGGATGTTCTTTGATGATTGTAGATGACTTAATTAAAAATGCAGAGGAAGCTTATAATGAGAATGTTCTTGAAAAACATTGGGATTGGTTTACTAATACTATGTTATCAAGACTTGAAGAAGGCGGGAAAATAATAATTATAATGACTAGATGGTCTAGTAAGGACTTAGCTGGTAGAGCATTAGAACATTACAAAGAAGAAAGTAAGAAAGTAAGACATATTAATATGAAAGCACTACAGGAAGATGGTAACATGCTTTGTGAAGAAGTATTATCTCTAAATAGTTATAAATCAAAAGTGAGAGCTATGGGCGAGGATATTGCGAGTGCTAACTATCAACAAGAGCCTATCGACCTTAAAGGATGTTTATATACTAAATTTAAGACATATGACAAGCTTCCTGTTGATAATAAAGGGAATCTATTGTTTACATCTATTAAAGCTTATGTAGATACAGCAGATGAGGGAGCAGACTATTTATGTTCGATTGTGTATGGAGTATATAACAAAGAAGCATATGTATTAGACGTTTTATATACAAAAGAGAGTATGGAAACAACAGAATATAAAACAGCTAAGATATTCTATGAAAATGAAGTTAACAAAGCTGATATAGAGTCAAATAATGGTGGTAGAGCTTTTGCAAGAAGTGTTCAAAGGTTGTTGAAAGAGAAATTTAATAGTAATAAAACAACAATAAAATGGTTTCATCAGTCTAAAAATAAAAATGCTAGAATCTTATCTAATAGTAGTTGGGTAATGGAACATATATATTTTCCGCCGAATTGGCGAGATAAATGGACAGAGTTTTATAAGGCTATGACATCTTATCAGAGAGAGGGCAAGAACAAACATGATGATGCACCAGATGCTATAACAGGAGTTGCAGAAAAGGCACTAAAAGGTCAAGGATTATCAGTATTTAAGTAATAATTTAAGTAATATAGGTGGTGGTGATGTGGAGTTAGAAAAAATAAGAGCAATAATAAGTGCTGATATAGCTAGAAGGCAAGAGATATTACAAGCTAAATCATATTATTATAATGAAAATGATATATTGAAAAAAGGTGTAGTTGTACAAAACAGAGATGAGAATCCTCTTAGGAACGCTGACAATAGAATTAGTCACAACTTTCATGAAATACTAGTTGATGAAAAAGCTTCTTATATGTTTACTTATCCAGTTTTATTCGACATTGACAATAACAAGGAATTGAATGAGAAAGTAACAGATGTTCTAGGGAATGAGTTTACTAGAAAAACTAAGAATTTAGCAATAGAAGCGAGTAATTGTGGTACTGCATGGTTACATTATTGGGTAGATGAAGAATATAGTGCAGAACAGGTAATCAATCAAAATTTTAAATATGGTGTAGTTAATACAGAAGAAGTTATACCAATTTATAGAAATGGGATTGAAAGAGAGTTAGAAGCTGTAATAAGATATTATGTTCAGTTAGAGGATGTAAAAGGTCAAATACAAAAGCAGGCATATACTTATGTTGAATTTTGGACAGATAAAATATTAGATAAATATAAATTTTTTGGAGTATCATGTTGTGGTTCTCAAATCGAGCATATAACAGTACAACATAGATTTAATTCAGTACCATTTGTAGAATTTTCGAACAATATAAAAAAACAAAGTGACTTATCAAAATATAAAAAAATATTAGACTTATACGACAGAGTCATGAGTGGTTTTGCTAATGATTTAGAAGATATACAGCAAATAATCTATATACTCGAAAACTTTGGTGGAGAAGATACATCAGAGTTCTTAAAGGAATTAAAGAGATATAAAACTATAAAGACTGAAACGGATTCAGAAGGTGATTCTGGTGGTCTTAAAACTATGCAAATAGAGATACCTACAGAAGCTCGAAAAATAATACTTGAAATCTTGAAAAAACAAATATATGAAAGTGGTCAGGGGTTGCAACAAGATACTGAAAATTTTGGGAATGCAAGTGGTGTAGCACTTAAATTCTTTTATAGAAAGTTAGAATTAAAGTCTGGACTCCTTGAAACCGAGTTTAGAACCTCTTTTGATAAGCTGATTAAGGCTATACTATATTTTTTAGGAGTTACAGACTATAAAAAAATACAACAGACTTATACAAGAAACATGATGTCTAATGATTTAGAGGATGCAGATATAGCGACTAAGTCAGTTGGAATAATACCAACCAAAATTATTTTAAGGCATCACCCTTGGGTTGATGACCCCGAAGAAGCTACTTTACTTTTAAGAGAAGAAAAGAAAATACAAGCTTCAAAAGTGTCTGATGATTATAACTTTACTGAATAGAGGTGAAGTTATTTGAATAATAATATTGAGTACTGGAAAGAAAGAGAAAAGCAAAGATTAAATGCAAGATTGAAAGAAGAAGAAGAGGTATTAAAGGAACTAGATAAACAATATAAAATTGCAATGAAAAATATAGAGAAAGAAATTGCTAATTTATTTTATAAATATGCTGAACAGAATAAATTAACATATGCAGAAACACAAAAATATTTAACTAATAATGAATTTAACACATGGCGCATGGACATCAAACAATATATTAAATTAATAGAACAAACAAGTGATGAAAGATTACTATTAGAACTTAATACATTAGCTATGAAAAGCAGAATAAACAGGTTAGAAGAACTATTCTACCAAATATCTAAAGAGATATATAATACATTTGACATTCAAAATAATAGAGTAGAAAAGCTATTAGAAGAATCTGTGAAAGATAGTTACTATAAGAGTATATATGAAACTCAAAAACACGTTGGTGTTGGGATAAGCTTCACTAAGCTTGATAGAGAAGCTTTAAAGGATATAATTACATATCCTTGGAGTGGTAAAAACTTTTCTCAAAGGATATGGAAAAACAGAGATTTATTAAGTGAAGTTATCAAGGAAGAAATTACTCAAATGACTATAAGAGGAGAAAGTTTGAAAAAAATTTCTAATAGAGTATCGGAAAAAATGGACTCTAGCTATGAAAATGCAATGAGATTAGTTCAAACTGAACATGGACATTTTATGGGGGAAGCTGATAAAAGAGCATACGAAAGTCAAAACGTAGATAAATATCAATTCTTGGCTACGTTACAGGGGAATACTTGTGAAAAATGTAGAAATGTAGATATGAAAGTATTTTTAGTTAAGGACGCTATAGAAACAAAAAATTATCCTCCAATGCATCCACGTTGCAGGTGTACAACTATTCCATATTTCGAGGATGAAAAAGTGGGAACAAGGACAGCACGACTGCCAGAAGGCAAGACATACGAAGTTCCTTCTAATTTATCATATAATGAATGGTATAAAAAACACGTTGAAGTTGCAATAAATAGAGAGAAGGAAAATAAAAATAATGTTATAATAAATAATATAAGGAAAGATATAAAAGATGGCAAATATAATCTAAATATTCATAATGGTAAACAAGGAAAGCATTTTAAGGACCATAATAATTATACAGAAGGTAGGAGCTACTTAACTGTATCAAAAGAAGAAGTTCAAGAACTTATTAACAAATATGCAGGCACAGGAATATTGGAGCTTGATAGAAATGGTAAGTTTAAAAATAAAGAATTAATAACATGTGAAAAAAATATAGGTGTAAATATAAGCAATCTAACAGGAAAAGAAACGGAAACTAATAAGTTTTATATACACTATAGTAAAAATGGTACTCATATAGTGCCAACAATAAAAGGAGTTGAAAAAGATGAGTAAAAATTTAATTAATTATATGAGTGAGAAGGTTAAAATTATAGATATAGACAATAAAAAATGGATCGGTTATGTAAAAACTTATACACCAGCTATAGACAGTGATAATGAAATAGATGAGATTGGATTAAAACAAAATGATTGTTTGGTATCTTTCCAAGAAGATGAAATAAAAAGTATAGAAATTATATAGAAAGCACTTTCTAAGTTTAAATAGTAAGTGCTTTTATTGTGTAAAAAATTAAGGAGGAATAAATAATATGGCTAAGTTTAAAAAGAAACCAGTTGAGGTGGAAGCTTTCAGATTGGGCTATGATATAGAACCAGAATGGTTTTTTGAAAATAGTAGAGTTTGTAATTTTATACAAGAAAAATGTATTGATGGTAATGTAAGTTGCGATTTAAAGACACTGGAAGGTACTATGAGGGCTAATAAGGGTGATTACATTATACAAGGAGTAAAAGGAGAGATATATCCTTGCAAAGCAGATATATTTGAAATGACATATGAAAAGGTTGAATATACTGCAACTATTGAAAATACAACAAACTATGCTGAAAATATAGAAGAAGGACATAGATGTGCTGATAAAGATAACAACAAGAAAAATAAATTAGAACTTTCAGCTAAGTTGGAGCTAGATACAAAAGATTTTGAGGAAAATATAAAAAATGTGACAAAAGAAATTGAGATATTTAATAAAGCAGTAGGCACATTAGAGCAAAAAATTAATGGAATATTTGGTAGAGAAAAGGTAAATGAAGTAAAAATAAATATACCAACAATATCAAAATCTGAAAGTGTAGAAGAAGTAAATGGAAAGTTACTTAAAGAATTAAAATCACAAAAACTTATAGTTTCAGAAAAAGATAAAAAGTTCAAAAAATATGATATATGTTTTAAAAATGGTGAGTGCATATCTGGTGTAATTAAAGAACATGTAGCTGATAAACTAACCACTTATTTTCCTGATTCTCAATCAGATATAGATTGTTTGAGAGCTATTGAAGATGAAGAAAAATTGGTTATATTTAACACAGCTGATGTCCAAGTTATAACAATTAGTGATTATATTGAAAATGAAGAAATTGATTATATATAATAACTTCTTTATTTTGTAAAAATGAGGTGAGTTAAATGAGTTGGCTGATACTACAAATAGTAAGTATTGTTGTAAATGTAATACTTATTATCAGTTTAGTAAGTGATATAGTTTTAAAAATATATCTAAAAAGTTTAAAAAAAGAATATGAAGTAGCTATAAATAAAGTTTCTAATGAACTTTTGAAAAAATTAAATGATGAGCTAAGAAAACGTAAAAGTCTATAAAGACTTTTTTATTTTGCTCTTTTTAAAAAAGTTGTAGAGCATAAAGAACAAAGAAACTCTCACAGTTGGAGGGCAACTATAAAAATCTATAGAGAAAATAAGAAGGGATGATGAAAAAATGGAATGGTTAAGAAAAATATTAGAAGGTATTAAAATCGAAGAAAATAAGTTTGATATTGAGGAAATATTAAAAAGTGTTAATACTGAATTTCCCAAACATGCAGTACCTAAAGAAACTTTTAATAAAGTGAATGAACAACTAAAAGAAGCAGATAAGACTATAAAAAGTTTTAATAGTAAAATGACACAAGAAGATGTAGAAAAGCTTAAAACAGAGCATCAAACAGAAATTAAAAAGATAGAAGAGAATCATAAGCTAGAAGTTGAGAAAATACAAAACGAAAGTTTGAAAACAAGGAAATTAAGTGCTGTTGAGAAAGCTTTATTAACTAACAAAGCTAAACACACTGACTTACTAACAAATAAGTTTGACTTAGAAAAAATAACTATAGGTGAAGATGGCAAGATAGTAGGGATAGAGGAACAATTAAAAGGGTTACAAGAAAGCTACAAAGATTTGTTTGAAAGTAGTACAACTGAAACTACTACTCAAACAAATACACCTTTTTATAAATATATACCAGGTGGCAGTGGAGAAACAAATGAAACTGCAAATATGGAAACTGTAGTGAATGAAATACTAGGAGTTAAATAATATAATTAAGAGAGGATGATTAGATGGCTAATACACTAGCGTACGGACAAGTTTTACAACAAGGATTGGATAAACAAGCAACACAAGAATTATTAACTGGTTGGATGGATTCTAATGCTAAACAAATAAAATATGAAGGAGGAAAAGAAGTAAAAATAGGTAAGCTTTCAACAGATGGTTTAGGAGATTATTCAAGAGGTTCAGCTAATGCTTATGTTGGTGGAGATGTTAAATTTGAATATGAAACTAAAATAATGACTCAAGATAGAGGGAGAAAATTTACCTTAGATGCTATGGATGTAGATGAAACAAATTTCTTAGTAACAGCAACGACTGTCATGGGAGAATTTCAAAGGTTAAAAGTCATACCAGAAATAGATGCTTATAGATTGAGCCGTTTAGCGACTATTGCTATAAGTATAGAAGGAGACATTAATGTTGAGTACGGTTACACAGTAAATTCAAACACAATAATAAATAAAATAAAAACAGGTATAAAAATAATTAGAGAAAATGGATACAATGGACCTCTAGTTTGTCATTTAACTTATGATAGTATGTTTGCAATAGAAGAAAAAGTCTTAGAAAAATTAACAGCAGTTACTTTTGCACAAGGTGGTATACAAACACAAGTGCCATCAATTGATGGTTGCCCTCTTATAAAAACACCTCAAAATAGAATGTATTCATCTATTTTACTTAATGATGGTACTACTTCTGGTCAAACAGCAGGAGGTTATTTAAAAGGCACAAAAGCACTAGATACCAACTTTATAATAGCACCAGTGGATGTACCTCTTGCAATAACAAAACAAGATAAAATGAGAATATTTGACCCAGAAACGAATCAAACAGCAAATGCTTGGTCTATGGACTATAGAAGATATCATGATTTATGGGTTACTGATAATAAAGCTAATTCTGTATATGCTAATTTTAAAGATGCTAAACCTACAGCTTAGGAAGTGATTTAAATGTTTATATTAATTAAAGAAAATATAGAACGTAGCGTAGAAGATTCTTTTTTAAAAGATAAGCTGATACAAGATGGATTTAAGTTGCTAGAAGATAAGAAAAATATTGATATAGAAAATTCAACTCTTGAAGAACTGAAAAACCTAGCAAAAGAAAATGGTATAGAAGGTTATTCAAAACTGAAAAAAGATGAATTAATAGAGAAATTAAATAGTATTTAGTTTCTCTATTTTATTTTGAGGTGATTAAATGCTAGATAATATAAAATTAATTTTAAATCTAAAAGATGATACTTATGATAGTTTAATAGAGTTGTACATTAAAAAATACACTACATTAGTTCTTGCATACTGCAATATAGAAACACTTAATTCTACTCTTGAAAGTATTGTAGAGGATAAAGTTATTGTTAAGTTAAAAGAGACTGTATTAGTTAGTAGTTCTGATAATAGTAAAATTAGCTCAATTTCTCGTGGTGGTTATTCTGTAAATTATAATGTTGCAACAGCTAAAACAACAGACGAGTTGATGGAAATAAAACTATCTCAAAAGGATAAGAATATTTTAAATAATTTTAGAAAAGTTAGGTGGTAACATGACAGAAGCAGATATATTAGCATTGACTTACTTTTGCAAAATGACAATAAGAAGGTGTGTAAGCAGTAAAAATGAGGAAACAGGAGTTACAGATTTTAACGAGAGTCTTGTAATTGCAGAAGATGTGCCTTGTGGTTTGAATGGGAATATACCTAATGTCATAGATACAGATATAACAAGTTCTATTTCAGCGTTTGAATTATATTGCAGACCCGAAGTAGATTTGATAGTTGGAGATATATTAGATATAACTTTAGAAAATGGGAATGTAGAAACTTTTATTGCATCTAAACCATTTCCTTATTCAAGCCACTTACAAGTCAATTTGACCCTAAAGGAAAGATATTAAATGATAGAATTTAACAGTCTAGACACATTAATAAGAGATTTAGAAAGAGAAGGAAGGGAAATGCCAAAGAACTTAAGAAGGGCTAAGAATAATATAGGTAATAAACTGCTTAGAAAAGTAAAACCTAAAACACCAGTTGCCAAAATAGATGGAGGAACAGCTAGAAAGAGTTGGAAATATAAAGAGCTTAATCTATTTGATGGCGTAGTATCAAACAATGTCGAGTATATTCATCATCTAGAATATGGTCATAGAACTAGGCAAGGAACAGGAACTAGCGAAAACTATAGACCTAAGTCTAACGGAATTAGTTTTGTACCAGGTGTATTTATGTTGGCAAGAAGCGTTGATGAAATGAGCAGTATAATTGATGATGAATTAAATCAGATAATAATAGATTTTCGGAACTAGAGGTGGTGTGTTGCTAAGTTATAATGAAATACTAGATTCATTTACTAAAACTATAGATAATAATTTTGAAGAAACTATAGTTGCAGGAGAATATAACATAAAAGACAATAAAGAGTCTTATTTTTTTGTGCAGATAATACCTGAAGAAACACAAATAGCGACTAAAAGAACTGATATAAAAAGCTTTTTAGTTGATATAAAATATTTACCTAGTTGGAAAAAGAAAAAAACACATTTATTTGATATTTTAAATAAATTAGAGAACATATTCACTAGAAATATAAAAGTAAAAGATAGATATTTAACTTTCAGTAAGAAAAATGGAAGTATAGAAAAAGATGAAATAGGAAATTATGTTCAGTTTCTTATATCTATAAATTATCATGAACAAATTTATTTTGAAGAAGAAAAACACGAATTAATGGAAGAACTAAATATGAGATTTAAAGGAAGAAGTGATTAAATGACTGGATTAGTTAATATAAATATAGAATTTAAAGAACTAGCTACAAGCTTTATACAGCGTTCTCAGACTAGAATAGTAGCAATTATATTGAAAGATACAACAAAGATGTATAAAGAGCTTACAAGTGAAGATGACATACCAATTTCATTGAGTGCTGATAATAAAAAATATATTAAATATGGCTTTGTAGGGGCTACCGACAACGAGAAGATATTAAGACCAAGCAAAGTTATTATAAGTACTTTCACAGAGGATGGAAAGGTTGAGGATATACTAGAAGAATTAGAATCTGTAGAGTTTAATTACTTATGTATGCCAGAAGCAGAAGAAGCAGAAAAAACAAAAATTGTGAATTGGATTAAGAAGATAAGAGAGGAAGAAAGTACAGAAGCTAAGGCAGTACTAGCAAACATTAAAGCTGATAATGAAGCAGTTATAAATTTTACTGAAAATGTAACAGTTGGTGGGGAGGAAATAACAGCAGAAAAATATACACCACGTATTGCTTCTCTTATAGCATCTACTCCAAACACACAATCAATTACTTATGCTCCTCTTAATGAAGTTGAATCTATTACAAAGATAGACAAAGCTAGTGCAGACGCTAAAGTACAATCAGGAGAATTAATACTAAGAAGACTGTCAGGAGCTATAAGGATTGCTAGAGGTGTAAATTCTCTTACAACTCTAACACAAGAAAAAGGAGAGATATTTCAGAAGATTAAGCTTGTTGATACTAAAGACTTAATAAGCAAAGATATAAAAGATATTTATGTAAAAAGTTATATAGGAAAAGTTCCGAATGTTTATGATAATAAGTGTCTATTTATAATTGCAATACAAGCGTATTTAGCTGAATTAGCTAAACAAGAACTAATAGATTCAAATTTTTCTGTTGATATTGATATAGAAAAACAAAAAGAATATTTAGAAGGTAAAAAAGTGGACACAAGTAAGATGAAAGAAGATGAAATAAAAGAAGCTAATACGGATTCAAGTGGATTTTATTTAATAAAATTAAAACTAGTTGACGCTATGGAAGATATAAATATAAGTGTTCAAATGTAGAAAGCAGGTGAAAAGATGGCAACAAGTTATGAGCCTAGAAATGTTATAAATGGAACATATGGAGAGGTTTGGATTAATAACCAACAAATAGCTGAATGTAAAGCTATGAAAGCTGAAATAAAATTTGATAAAGCTGAAATAGTTAGACCTAGAAAAATAATAAAAGGTCAAAAAATAATTAGTGCTAGTGCAGAAGGTTCTCTAACTCTATATCATGTAGATTCAAAAATATTAGATTATGTTACACAGATTATCAAAGAAGGTAGAGAACCAAAATTTACAATAACAAGTAAATTGTCAGACCCAGATTCTTTTGGAACAGAGAGGATTGCAATAACTGGTGTTAGTTTTGATGGACTTACTATTATAGACTGGGAAAACGGAAAAGAAGGAGAAAAAGAAGTCTCATTTACTTTTGAAGATTACAATCCAATACAAACAATATAAAAATAATTAAGGATAAAAGGAGAATTAATATGAGTGAAAACAAATTAGAAAAAGAAATGATAGACAAAAAAGAAGTGACAGAGGTAAAAAATGTTGTAGATTTGTTATTAAGTTTAGATGCTGATAAGGTAAAAATGCCATCCATAACACATACAATGTTTTGTAAGAAACTAGGAATAGATGTAAACTTTGAATGTAAAGCAATAGAACCAGAGTTTTTTGACGAGCTTCAAACTAGTGGTTTAAAAATAGAAAAAGGTTCTTTAAAAGATTTAGATAATTTTAAAATGAAATCTAATGTAATACTAGCATCATGTAATTTATTTAAAGATGATAAATTATTAAAACATTTTCAATCTCCAACACCAAAAGAACTTTTAAGAAGAATGTTACTTGCAGGAGAAATAAATAAACTATATGATAAAATTTGTGAATTAAATGGGTATAGAGATGATAACAAAAAAGATAAGGAAATAGAAGAAAAAATAAAAAACTAATCAAATCGGATGGAGAAATCAATTTAATGTATCTAATGTTTAGATATCATAATATGATGCCAGCCGATTTTTTTAAGCTTAAATATGGTGAAAAGCATGTAATCAGAGCTTTTATGTATCAAGAAATAGATGAAAGAATAGAAGAAATAAAGAGTTTTGGAAAGGGGATGTAGAGTATGTCAGCAGGAAGTCGAGCCTTAGAAGCTGTAATAAGAATGCGAGATGAAGCTAGTAGAACTTTAAGACAAGTTAGAGATGCTACTAGAGCTCTTCAAAACCAAACAAATTCTACATCACAAGCACAAGAAAGATTACAAGAACAATTTAGAAAGGTCAGTAATGCTGCTAAAATAGCAGGAGTGGGAATTGCAACTGGAATAGGAGCAGGATTAGTTTCTGCATCTAAAGCAGGTGCAGAATTTGAAACTGCAATGACAAAAACGAGCACTATGTTTGGAGACACTAAAGTAGATACAGAAAACTTGAATAATAAAGTATTAGAGTTATCCAAGAATACAGGAATTGCAGCATCTTCTATAGGAGAAAGTTTATACAACGCTCTATCTTCGGGTATTCCTATCACAAAAGATATGGGGTCAGCAATGGACTTTATGACTAAAAATGCTAAATTGTCTAAAGCAGGATTTACAGATATAGACACAGCTTTAACAGCAACTGCAAAAGTGTTAAATGCCTATAAAATGGATGTATCAGAAACAGATAGAGTACACAAAGTTATGATGCAGACACAAAATAAAGGTATCACTACAGTTGGAGAATTAGGAGCAACATTAGCACAAGTGACTCCAACTGCATCAGCAATGAGTTTTAGTTTTGAACAAGTAGGAGCATCACTTGCTAATATGACAGCACAAGGAACACCTACAGCACAAGCAACAACACAATTAAATAGTTTACTTGCTGAACTTGGTAAAACTGGTACAGTAGCAAATAAGTCTTTATTAGATGCTACAAAAGGAACTAAATATGCTGGAAAATCTTTTAAAGAATTAATGCAAGCAGGAGTGCCACTTAATGAAATTCTAAATCTCATGGATGGAAGTGCTAAAAAGAATAAAAAGAGTTTAATAGATATGTTTGGTAGCATTGAAGCAGGAAAAGCTGCACTTGCACTTAGTGGTCAAAATTCAGAGCAGTATACTAATAATTTAAAAGCTATGTCTACACAAGCTGATGTTGTTTCAAGTGCATATGCAAAGATGTCTAATACATTAGAATCTAAAGTGGGGATACTAAAAGAAAGTTTTAAAAATCTGGGTATAGAGATATATAGTAAACTAAAAGAACCTCTTAAAAATGCGGCTGAAACAGGGATACAATGTTTACAAGATTTAAATAATCAATTTTCGAATGGTTCGTTAAAAGAAGGGGTTTCACAAATTGCGCAATCTTTTGGGGATTTAACATCTACAATTATAAAAATTGCAACAAAATCATTACCACCTTTGATAAAATCTTTAAGTTGGATTTTAAAAAACGGAAGCACAATTGCAAGCATTTTTGTAAGCATAAAAGCAGCAGCTATTATGACTGGTGCAGTTAAAAGTATTGTTGCATTAAAAAATGCTTGGATTGCAGCTAAAGTAGCAGTTAGGGTATACATGATTGGTATGGCAGAAGCAGGGACTGTTTTAAGTGCATTCCAAATTCTTGTTGGAGTATTAACTACAAACATGACTATAGCTCAAGCTAGGACCATGCTATTAGCAAAAGCTTCTTTGCTTTTAGGTGGTCCTATAGGAATTGCTGTAATTGCAGTAACTGCTCTCGTAGCAGGACTTGTAGTCTTGTGGAATACAAACAAGGGCTTTAGAGATTTTGTTATAAATGCATGGAATAAGATAAAAGAAACAGCAACAAAAGTTTGGGGCGGTATATGTAATTTCTTTACACAAACAATTCCTCAAGCTTGGCAAAGTCTGTGTACCAGTTTTTTAAATACAAGAACTTGGTTTGTACAGATGTGGAACAATATAAAACAAGCTTTTATAAGTGGTTGGAATGCTATTGTAGCTTTCTTTACTCAAACAATTCCAACATGGATAAATAATATTGGAGTATGGTTTGGACAATTACCTGCAAAAATTGGTTATGGATTAGGATTTGCATTAGGTAAAATAATGTCTTGGGGCATTAGTGTATGGACCTACTTAGTTACAAATGTTCCGATTTGGATAAACAATGTTGTTACATTTTTTGCACAGCTTCCTAGCAAGATTTGGACTTGGCTGGTAAGTACAGTACAAAAAATTGGACAATGGGGTATGGCTATGATAACCTATGCCCAAATTTATGCTAGAATGATTATTAACAATATAGTAGTATTTTTCCAAACTTTGCCTAGCAAGATTTGGACTTGGCTTACAAATACAGTACAAAAAATTGTTACATGGGGAAGTCAAATGGCAACAAAAGGTAAAGAAGGAGCTAAAAAATTAATAAATACAGTAGTGGATACATTAAAATCGTTACCACAAAAGGTAATGGACATAGGAAAAAATGTTGTCAAAGGGCTTTGGAAAGGTATTACAGGAGCTGGAGATTGGCTGAAAGGTAAGGTTGGAGACTTTGCGAAAGGTGTTATAGATGGATTTAAAAATGGATTTGGAGTACATTCCCCTTCCTGGAAATTAAGAGATTTAGTAGGTAGATTCCTCCCTTTAGGAATTTGGGAAGGTATAAAAGTAGAATTACCAAGTTTGAAGAGCAATATTGACAATGTAGTTAGTAATTTAACTCAGAGAATGTACAAACCACAAGAAATTGAAGAAAGTGACTATACAAGTAAGTATAAAGAAGCTATAACACAAAGAACTCAGCAAAATACCATCAATAAAACTGATAGTAAAACTACTAATAATAAAGAAAGTAATAATATTACCATAAATATAAATTGGGGTGGTGTTACAGTTAAAGAAGAAGCTGATATGACTAAATTAACTAAGATGTTAGTTAATGAAATAAAGTTAAATTTAGCAGGTGGTGTATAAAATCCTACGCTCCCAAAATATAATAGTATATGCTATAATTGTAGTGTATATTGTTATATTTTAGGGGGAGTAATATGTGGGAGAAATTTAAAAATCTAAATATTTTTCTAAAAATTATATTAATTTTAGTTTTAATACCTATAACTATGCTAGTTTTAGGTGCTCTTGTAGCTGGATGGCCAATATTTTTGGCATTGGGAATTGCTTTATTTTTATTAACAACAGGCTATAAAAAGAAAAAAAAGGTAAGATTTGTCATGGGCGCTATTTTAGTATGTTTTGTAGTATATATATTTGCTACAGCAGATTATAGCAAAGAAAACATGGCAAGAATAACAAATGAAACTAGATTAAAAGAAGAAGCTAAGCAAAAAGAAAAAGATAAAAAAGAGCTAGAAAAAATCAAGCAAGAAGAAAAAGTTAAGGCAGAAGAACAGAAAAAACAAGAAGCAGATAAAAAAACGCAAGAAGAACAACAAAAGAAAAAAGATGAAGAAGCTAAAAAAGCAGAAGAAGAAAAGACTAAAAATATATCTGAAGAAAAGCAAAATAATAAAGCAGAAAAAATTTTATCTAAAAAAGAATTAAAAGAAAAGGTAGAGTCTGTAATACCTAATAATTTCAAGGACAAAACAACTTACTATGCTGATTTGCTTACTCCAACTAAAGGAGATGGATATATAGTTAGTATTCAAGTAGAAGATTCTAAATTTAATAATGAAAGTGAGTGTATAAAGTTTACTAAAGAATTTGTAAATAATATAAAAGATATAAAAAATATTAGTTCAACTAGAATAAATTTTATTGTTAATGGGGCACTTACTTATAATGTATTTTTAGATGATTGGAATAATATAAAAAACAATACTGATTTAATTGATAATTTAGATTTTTAGTCCATAAATTAGATTAACTAAGGGGTAAAGTATTTATTTGATAAGCAAAGAATTGTATTAACTATGTGATTTAAAACTAAACAAAAAAGAAAGCACTTGCAAACATGTAAGTGCTTTTTATTATGAGGTGGTTATGATAGACAAAGATATAGAGTTTATTAGCTCATTAAAACGATTAAGTTATTTAATACAAGCAAAAGAAAATTTAATTAAAGATATACATGAGTATTCAAACAACGAAGAGGATATTGCTAGGTATGAAAATTTGGATAAAGCTTTTGAAAAAACTATAATTGATGAAGCTAAGTTTTTAATATCTTTAGAATAGATATAGAGGTGATGTAGTTGGAAATGTGGATTAGACAAGCAAATGACACTTTTAGATTTCCTGTTTTCCCGTCTTCTTTTGAGATAAACAGTAAAGCAATAGTAAATACCTCTAATGTTTTGAAAACAGGAGAAATTGCAGTGTTTGGAGGTGTAGGTTTAAGAACTACAGAAATATCTGGTTTCTTCCCTAGAAACGAAGCTAGTTATTGTGATTATACAAGTTTCCCATCACCATATGACTGTGTAAATAAAATTCAAAGATGGATGAATGAAGGTTTTATATTAAGATTTACAATTACAGAAACGAATATAAATTTTGAATGTATTATAACAGATTTTCAATATGAAGAAAAAGATTGTACAGGGGATGTGTATTTTACATTAAGTTTAAAAGAATATAAAAGAATACAGATACCTAAAGTTAGTACAAATACAGATTTATCATCATCAAAAGATGTGCCGCTTACAAAAGGATTTGAAGTTAAAAATAAACAGAGAACTCATAAGGTAGGCAAGGGTGACAGTCTTTGGAGCTTGGCAAAAAAATATTATGGAAATGGGGATTTGTGGAAGAAAATTTATGATGCTAATAAAAAATTAATTAAAAATCCTGACCTAATAAAAGATGGCTGGGTTTTAATAATTCCTTAAGCGAGGTGATAGAGTTGCAGAAAGTAAGAATGATACCAAAAAACTATGGTCTAACGAAAGAGGATTTAACAGAAAAAGACTTATATTGTATAGCAAAACATATTCAAATAAACGTTATAAAGAGATGTTTTAGAGAAGAACATGATATATTAGACCCTTGTCAAACTTGCAAGTATGAAAGAGAATGTTTTAAAAGTGGATATGGCTATGCGCACTGGGACACATTCATAAAATTATCAAAAATTACAGGAGTAAGAATGTGTCCAGGTGCAGGTTTTATAGACTAATTAATAAGTTTCTCTTCCTAGATTAGCCAAAGGACAGGTTTTACCATCATAAGTACATTTTTCTTGTGAACAATTATGTCCCATGAACTTTTTGCCAGGATTAAGCTCTCTAGGTTTATGTACTAAGAGAAATTTACAAGTAACAGTAATATCTTTTTCTAAAAAAGGACAATAACCTGTTACAGGTTTGAAGTCATACATAAAAACACCTCCTTTCATGATATATTTTATCATTTTTGGTGGTGTTTTTATATGTGTAGAGCAAGTGAGGTGATTTAGATTAATAATATAAAATTACAGGTCCATATAAAAAATGGAGCTATCTATAATATAACTGACATAGTAGAAAAGGTAACTTGGTCAGGTGATTATAAGTCCCCATCAAGGACACTAGAGTTTTCTATAGTACAGTCAGCTTCTGATATTAACTTTCAGCAAATTAATATACCAATAGCTAGTACAGTTTGTTTTTATGTAGATGATAAAGAAATCTATCGAGGAATGATAATTAATAGGTCTAAAGATTCTAGTAATAATAGTATTAGTTTTGTTTCTAAGGATATGGGTTTTTTACTTACTCAAAGCGAAGTATCATACAATTTTAAAGATAAGTTAGTTGAAGATATTGCAAAACAAGTATTTAATGACAATAAACTTGCAATAGGAAATATACCTAAAACTAATGTTAAATACACTAAGATGTTTATTGGTGTGACTGGTTATGATACTATAATGAGTGCATATACAGAAGCTAGTAAAACAACTAAAAAAAAGTATATGATAGAGGCTAATATAGATAAATTTAATGTCATTGAAAAAGGGACTATTACACTAAATGTTATGTTTGAAGAAGGGTCTAATCTTATTAACACGAGCTTTTCAGAGAGTATGGAGAATGTAAAAAACAAGGTATTAGTAGTAGACCAGTATGGGAATAAAATAAGTGAAAAGATAGATGATAAAATTTTCAAAGATGTTGGAGTAATAATGCAAAAAGTTATACAACAACAAGAAAATAGTACTGTAGATATAGAAAGCGAATTTAAAGGAATAGAGCAGACTTGCAACCTAAAAGGTTATGGTGATGTAAGTTGTATAACTGGTAGAGGTGTAAAGGTTAAGGATAGCTATACAGGGCTTGTAGGTCTATTTTATATAGATACAGATAAACACAACTGGGACAGTAACGGAAATTATGAGATAGATTTAGATTTAAATTTTCAAAATATCATGGATGAAAAGACAGCAGGACAAGATGAACAGAAGGAAGAAAGTTCTGGTTTGAATGGAGAAGGTACACTTAATGGAAGAGAAGTAAAAGCAGAATTTACAGCGTATTATCCTTCAAACAATGCCATGGAGGGTGGATACTATCAAGCTATGGATGGTAAAAGACTTGTACCTTCAAACAATACTTGTGCTGCACCTAGCAAACTTAAATTTAAAACAAAAATTCAAGCAAAATGTCCTGGAACTAAAATTGATGGTAAAACTTATACAGTAACAGACAGAGGAGGAGCGATTGACTTAAAAAATGGAGTGTATAGAATAGATATATTAATGTCTAGCGAAAAAGAATGTAATGATTTTGGAAGAAGAAAAGGAACTATAATTATAGGTGATGGTACAGGATATACAAATGTAACAGGAAAAGCAGGTACAGTAATAGCAGAAGCTAAAAAACATCTAGGGAAGCCTTATAAATGGGGTGGAAATGGACCTAGTAATTTTGACTGTTCAGGATTGATGGTATATTGCTTTAAGAAAGTTAATGTTAATCTGCCAAGAACATCAAGACAACAAGCAACTAAAGGCAAGAAAGTAGAAAAAAATAATCTACAAGCAGGAGATTTAATATTCTTTAAAAATCCGATAAGCCATGTTGCACTTTATATTGGAAATGGAGAATTTATTGAGGCTCCAGAAACTGGAAAAAATGTTAGAATACGAAAATTAAGTAGTAGAAAAGATTTTAATACAGCTAGGAGAGTTTTATAAAAAGGATGGTGATATAATGGCTAATCCAATAAATGAATTTATAGGAATAATAAGAGAAGAAGGAAAGTATCATAATCAACCTTCTTTTTTTATTGGAAAAATTAAAAGTAAATTACCAGATTTAAAAATAGAGGTAAACAACATCATATTAGAAAAAGAAGATATTTTAATAGATAGTTGGATTCTTGACAGACAGCTAGAAACATTTGATACAGAAACAAATCAAAAACACCAGCATGAAGTAAAAAATCCGTTTATAGATACTTTTGAATCTGGAGATATGGTAATAATGTTTAAAATAGGTGATAAATTTGCTGTTGTAAGTAAGTTGGTGAGCTTATAATGAGTACAATATTTCCTTTTATAGGTGTCCCAGAAGATTATATCTTATCTAAAACAGAAGAATTGCCAATCTTTCGTGAAGTGGCTTGGAATTTTGAAAAGGATAAACCTATTTTAGAAAATGGAGATTTTAAGATTGTTGAAGGCAATGAAGCTATAAAGGTGTGGGTGTATAAGTGTATTAAAACTAATAGATACGAGCATGAAATTTATAGCTGGGGCTATGGAACTGAATTATCTGAACTAATAGGGCAGAAATATAGTAAAGGACTTACAGAAAGTGAAGCTAGTAGATATATAAAAGAGGCTTTATTAGTTAATCCATATATATTAGATGTCAATGTCAAGAATACAAAATTTACAGACGATTTATTAAGCGTAGATATAATTATAAGTACGATTTATGGGGAGGTGGAAGTTAATGTATAGTAGTCAAACTTATGATGTCATTAAAAATAGAACTCTGTCAAATATAGATTTAGATATCTATAAGGGTGAGGGTTCTTTTTTAAGTGATATGGTATCTCCAGTCAATGCAGAATTAGCAAAATTCTATATAGAACTTTCATATCTTCATAAAAAAGCTTTTATAGAAGATAACTTCGACGATTTTTTAGATAAGAGAGTTAACGAATTTGGAGTATATAGAAAGTTAGGAACGGAAGCTACAGGAGAAGTAATATTTGAGGGAAAAGTTGGAACAGTTGTTCAAAACGGAACTATTATATCTTACAATGAGTTATTATTCGTAGTAATCAAAGATATAGAAATTAGTTCGAAAATTGAACAAAATACAAGCCCCGTACAGGCTTTAGAAATTGGAATTAGATATAATATACCTGCAAATACAGAATTTAAGCTACAAGACGAAGTAAATGGTATAACGAAAATTTACAATGATTTAGCATTTCAAGGTGGTACAGAAATAGAAACAGACGAAGAATTGAAAGAAAGATTCTATAAAATACAAAAAAATCAAGCAACAAGTGGAAATAAGGCACATTATGAAGCGTGGGCTTTAGAAGTTGAAGGAGTATATAACGCTAAAATTTATCCAAGATGGGATGGTCCAGGAACAATTAAAGTTTTAATCTTTGGAGAAAATAATCAAGCTGTTGACACAGAAGTAATTGAAAGATGCAAAGAACATATTGAAAAAGAAATGCCAATAGGTCCTGTGTTAACCGTTTTAACTCCAAGCGTTTTAGATATAAGTATAAGTGCATCTATAAAATTAGAAACGGGATATACATTAGATTTTGTAAAAGAAAGCTTCTTAGAGAGTATTAATAGCTATTTAATAAATGTTAATAAAGAAATAATTTACACTAAAGTAAGTGCAATACTTGCATCTATTGAGGGCATACACGACTTTAGTAATTTACTATTAAATAATAAAGCTGAAAATATAGTATTTGAAGAGGATAAAGTACCAAGTGTTACGACCCTAGAATTTAGTGAGGTGGTAGTTTAATGAAATTAATTGATAAGCTACCTTCTTTTTATAACAATGATATTACTAGAAAAATACAAGAAGCTTATGACATAGAGCTAGAAACACTTAGAGAAACATATGACGATACATTCGACCAGTTTTTTGTAGATACTGCCACTTGGGGATTGGATTATTGGGAAAATATTTTATCTATTAAAAATAGATTTGATTTAAGTATAGAAGATAGAAGAAGTAATATAAAAGCAAAGATGAGAGGTAAGGGTACAACAACAATAGAGGTTATAAAAGCGATAGGAGAAGCATATACCAAAACGAATGTAGACATAAAAGTATTTAGTAATCTATTTAGTTTTACACTTAGTTTTATAACAAATAATTGTAGTTATAACACTATTTTAGAATTAGATAAGAAAATAGAAGAAATAAAACCTGCACACCTTGAACACAAATTCGAGAGGATATTATTTAATAAAAACGAGCTTTATACAGGTGCCGCAATTAGTACAGGAGAAACAGTTACAATATATCCTTATGTACCTAGAAATTTAGAAAGTTTTGGAGAAATAGCTATTTGTAGTGGAAATGATAGAGCATTAGAAAAAGTAACATTGTATCCTAAAAAATAGAAATGAGGTGATAAAATTGACAGAACAACAATATTTTACTCTAGTAACTGACATTGGTAAGGCAGCAATAGCAAATGCAAGTATTACAGGTGAAAAAGTAGATTTTGCAAAGATAAAAGTTGGAGATGGAGGAGGGAGTTCTTATACTCCAAATGAGAGTCAAACAGCACTAAAAAATGTGGTTTGGGAAAGTACACTTGAACATGCACAAGGAGATAAAGATAATCCTAACTGGGTAGTAATACAAAAATTCATACCTGGTGATGTTGGAGGATTTGAAATAAGAGAAGTTGGTCTATTTGATTCTAAAGACCAATTATTAGCAGTTTCTAGTTACCCAACAACATATAAACCTAAAGCAGATTCAGGGACTGTAAAAGAACTATTAATAAAAGTAATATTAGTTGTATCTAATGTGGCTAATATTAATCTAAAGGTAGACCCTACTGTTATACTTGCCACATTAAAAGATTTGCAGGACCTAGACTCTAAAATTGATACAACTAAAACAGAATTAACAAGCAACATAGAAACTGCTAAAACAGAGTTAAACAACAAAATAGGGGATACAACACAACTTACTACAACAGATAAAACAAATCTTGTTGGTGCATT